CCTGTGGATTTTTCCCATTTAGCCCATTCAGGCGGCGCGGCAACATAAGTCGCCACGTCGCCCGACTGATATTCAATTTGTATGGATAGCTTCATTTTTGCTCCCGTTTCTTTTAATCCTAGCTGAACGATTCAGCAGGTGTGCCAATCACGGTGAAACTCATCGTGACTGTTTGTGCGTCAGGTGCAGTCCCGCCGACCGATGGAAAGACGGGCAAAACCTGAAACGTAAATGTAGCACCCGAAGCCGCCGTCAAAACGGTGCTGATGCCTGTGTTTGGCGCGGATTCGCATACGCCCCAAAGGATTTCACAAAGCGATCCTGATGCTCCCCAATCTGCAAGCATTTCGACATCGAATGTCCATTGATCGTCGATCGCCTTGTATGCGCGTCCGTCAAGCGTTTGATACGTCTCGATGATGTGCTCATTTGAAAGCACAGCGCTTGTCGTTTGGGCGTCAAAATTGTTTCCACCAATCGTGAAAGACACATCGCGCCCCGTGATGATGTTTGCCATGTTTGCTCCTAGTTTGTTTGTGTGTAATAGGTGGAAACGGGTATGTCTGCTGAAAGCAGGTTTGACGATCCGACCGAAACAATCGACGGGACACTAATATCCCCGACGATGTAACCTGACGGGATAACCGCCAGAATGCTAACGATGAGTTTTTCTAAATTGTCCAATGATGCGCTGTTTGACATATATGCCACAGCTGCCGTGATTTTAAGATTGATCTGCAATTTGATTGTGGATTGTCCAATTAAATTCGGTTGCAAATATGGATCATTGGGAACTAAAGCGCAAAACGGCGGAATAACAGCTTCCGGAACGCTGTCATAGACATTTGCGGCAATGCCTGAAAGCGCATTTTGTAGCGAATCCCTGACACTTGTTTGAATTGATGATGCTGGCATTATTGAGCCATCGTTTCGACATCTTGAAACGGCGCGAGCAAAGCTGAAACCCTAGTTAAAAGTTGCCGTGACATTCTCCAAGGCGACACCTGAAAATCCACGCCATCAATTGAATTGCCTGCTGCTGTTTTGGCTTGAAATATCTCTGAGCTTGTCATGATGATTGCATTCTCAACGGCGTCATTGTTCGCATAAATATCAGCAGCCGATTTGCCGACGAGCGTGGCTGATCCGTTAGGAATGACAGCGCGGAGCTTGACATCGGCTGTGACTTTTGCAGCTGTAAAAACATAAGGTGAAGCGGTGTAATCCGCGGTCACGGTGTAAGTGGCATCGATCGAAGCGGCGACATTGTTAAGTTGCACGCTTTGACCTGTCACAAATCGATGCGGTCTAACTGTGTAAATGTAAAGGATATTATTTTCAATTTCATACTGCGCAACAGCTGATGAATGAGATACCAGCATTGGCAGCACGACAGCTTCGGCGGTGTTGATAATGTCGTCAAGATAGCTGTCAGGATACAGGGACACGCTCACGCCAAGCACGGTGCGCAAATCTTGTGCGCTAACGATATTCGGCATGAGCGTTCCCTTCATTCAGCTCGATCAGCTACGGGAGCGCAACTGATCGATGATTATTTGTCGGCTTAGGTGAAATTGAAGCGGTTGCAACCAGCACCCGTCTTGACGGCAAGTGCTCCGAATCCGTAATAAAGCACGGAAACTTGACCTGTCGCGATGACATTTGCGCGAAGGGTTGCGCGTGGGCTTTCATACCATGTATAAGCATCAGGATTGATGACGAACATTGAGTTGTCGCCTGATCCTGTCTTGTAAGCATCGACATAAAGATTCAGACCCGCAACATTTCCGACAAGTGATGTCGGTGTTACTGATCCGCCTGCGTTTTGCGGTGCGACTGCGTTGTAGATTGGGCGTCCATTGTCCCATGATATTTGCCCATTGATCAGGCGCGACAACCATATTGCGAGCGAAGCCCTTTGTGGCTGTATAAACAGCAGCAGCAGCGCTTGACACATAAGCAAGCAATCCGTCTTTGTCATTTGCGCGAGCTGTACCATTCAATGCGCCATTTGATACGAGAATATCATTTGCATATTCGGTAGTCGCCTTTGAATAAGCTTGCTCCATAGTTGCAAGCAACTCGTTCAGAAATACAGGCGATGATCTGTCGAGCAGCTCCACAGAAAATGTTTGAGAGCCACTAAACTTCTTGACACTCACAGAAATGAATTCTGAATTGATATTCACATCTGCAACTGCGCCGCCCTCGGCTTCTTCGGTGACTGACGGTAGCTGTGTAATCTTCGGAATTTCGAAGGTAAGCCCTGCATCAGGCAATGTCCCACGGCTTAGGGCATCAATGCAACCGCGCACATTTGTTCCAAGCGGATTCCACACCTCGGTGAGCTGGCGTGTTGGGAACATTGCAGGGTTGTTGCTGGCGTCATCTGCTGCGCGAACATAAAGCTTCGCATCATCGTCGCCAAGTGCTGCACGAATTGAGTTTTCAAGATACTTGACCTTTGTTAGCTCAATGCGTGGAGCTGTGTAGAACTTCGGCTGATTTGCAGCCGCGTTGAGAGACGCAGCAGCTTCCACCGTTTCGGCGGGTGCTGCCTGCTCTGTGACGGTGTTTTCCACTTCGTCTCCTTTTTCTTCGGTATTTCCAGAATCGATCGATTCGGAATCTTCTTCATCATCTTTCTTTTCTTCATCGTATGAAGCGGCAACATCGCTGACGCGTGCAGAATCGATGGCTGGCTCTGAAACCAAACTGACCTCATCGAGCTGACCTGCTGATACAACCATCACGCCGTTTTTGTTATCCCACGCATCAACAGAAATTCCCACACTAAAACCGTCACGCAATTGCGTCTGTGCCTCTTCCAGCGCATCTGATCCCGCGGTGGTGTTTGCGATTTTGAATTTTGCATCAATGCCAACAGGCTTGCCATTTTCGTAAGCTTCTTCCATCGAAATGACGCGTCCTATCGGTCTTGTTCTGTCGTGCTCGAGCAAAAGTTTTACGCTCTTCGGCGCAATTGATCCAGCTTTGAACATTGTGCGACCTGCACTTGTATTTCCTTCTTCGTTCCAAGTTACGATGCGACCGGAAATGATGCGGCGTTCTGAATCTGCTGCCGTCAACGAAATTGGGATTGATAGTTTCATCGGATCAAGTCCTCTTCCTCTCTGATTTCATCGACGCTCATTGCGCCAATGCGATTAAGAATTTCATAAACTTCCGCGCGCTCTTTAGCTGATCCGCGAAGGTAATCGTCTAAGTCATAACGCACAGTCTGTCCAGCAGGCGTGTAATCAGGCATCGAAAGACGCGTCTCAATTGCACGCGCAAAATTTCTTAATGAGAAATCAAAAAGCGATTGCCGCGCAAGTGTGGCATTGCTGTATGTCATCGATGATCCGCTGTTAGCGTCTGCGTAATATGCTGGCAACCCGATTGCGCGGCAAAGCTCTGTCGCTACTTGTTCGCGCGCCTCATTGAGCTGCAACGATTTTGGATCGTAGCCGACAGATTGCAATTCGATGTCGGCGTTCAAAAATGCTGTGCTGCGTGTAGCCCGCGAAGTTTTCCAGCTGTCCAAAAGTGAGCGAATGCGATCTGCTGGAAGCGCTGTGCCCGATGATTTCAAAACCATTGTCGGATAAGGCTCTTGTGCATAAATTGTCGCAGCTTTTTCTAATGCAAAAGCGGCTTTGATTGTGCGACCTGCTCGATTTAATAATCCTTCATCGATGCCATTAAAAACAGCAAGTGATCCCACGCCAGCTGTCGGCACAGCCATTCCATCGACGCGATACCCTGTGATTTCTGTGCCCATTGCATTTGTGATGATTTGCACGCGATCAGGCGAAATTCTTTGTGTGTCTCTAATGCGTCCTGTGTCTGCATACAGCTCCATAATCTGCAAATAGGCAACACCATAGAAAAGCAAATCTTCAACGATGAATGAATAAGCCGAATAACCCGTCACGCGCTTGTCAGGCTGATTGATAATCTTCGGCGGATAAATTTCTTGACCTGTTGAATCGTCAATGATGTGCAGCGGGATTGATGCAATTGACGCACAAATTATGTTTCGAGCTCTTGCAATTGTCGGGACTGCCATTGCTTCATCGCGTGTCGCCGTGGCAGGTGTAAGCAAGTAGCTCGAAAGACTGTTCATGGTATTAAGCGGTGCTAACGCAGCAGCGACATCGACCGTGCTCTCAACTTTCGGCGTAGCCAAAACGGGCGCGGTGATGAAGAAGTCGCGTAATGCC